CTCATAATGCTTCCCACCACGCTTAACCCAATGGCGGCCCATCCTACCGGCCCCATTGCTGCAAGGGGAGCCAAACTTGCCCCGGTAGAAGCGGCTCCCATGGCTGTTTCGGTGTCTACTAAGGCCATAAATCCTCTATTCGTTTACCGTCATGCGCATGGCGACGGACAAAATCTCAAAAGGCATGGGGAGTTTTTGTTCCAAGGTTAAAGTTATTCCTCCCTTCTCCCATCCCGCCGTGTCTATCGTTTTCCACCCGCTGAAAGTGGGGATGGGAGTGTCTGTCGGTTGGCCTAACTGACGAAACGGAATATCCGTCCCGTTCACGGTCAACCCCACGGTGCTTTCCACCAATATCCTGACTTCATCGGTACGCATCAAACTTGACCGCGTATCCCCGTTGATCTGCTTGTTGGGCGTTAAGGGGACGACAGTTGAAGTATAGCCGAGGCCGATAACAACCGTGGTGGCGGTTCGTGGAAGTGTGATCGACCCTCCGGTTACGGTAAATTCCCCCATATAAACACCGTCGGCAATGACCTGAACGGATTTTGCTTCCAAGTGATCTAACCCTGCCCATGTGGCCGAGGCGGCACCCGTCAAGGTAAGCGAACAGTCCAGATTGAGACCATCCGTGAACACTTCCACATAGCGTTTGGTGGAACCATTGATGGTACGCCGGATGATTGCCCACATTTCATTTACGGAATTGTTGTATATGGGGCAGAGCCATTCTATAAACCCATCCGTAGTCCATAAAGTCCAAGCGTTCAGCTTTTCTTCTCTATCGTAGGTGCAGCAAGCGACTGTGCCATCCGCGAGCAAGGCATAGACCAACGGGATGGGGTCTTGCTGGTAGGCAAGCTGGACAATACCCACCCGGAATAGATGTTCCGATCTCACGCTGGCGTCGGGCGCTCGCCATGCGTCTTGATCGAACTGATAACTGGCAGCGCGAACACGAGTCTTACCACGCTGGACAAACATGGTATCGACCCCGATTCGCACGGGCCTTATTTTTTCACAACCGTACAGGGAGTGATTCCTTACCTGCAAATTAGTCGGGGCGAATGGTTTTTCCACTCCACCAAATACAGAAAATTCTCCGCTATCCGCCAAGACAAGCAAATGCCTTCCGGAAATCACATATTGAATTTCATTCCGAGTGTCTGAGTAGATGTCGAAAATAAATCCGTCACCATCCGCCAATCCTTTCAGATAGTTGGTTTGCTCTCCAGAGACCGAGGCGTATATTCCTTGTGGACGCTTTGTGGTTCCGGCCAGAATCATGCGTTGTTCATACAACGTAATGGATTTCGGATAACCGAAAGTGCTGTTCATCACGGGCTGCTCCAGAGTCCAGCTTCCCGGTTGCGCCGCCGTGGTTCCGGAAAGCACTTGTTCCACAACCCCCGTGACAACGGTAGTGGAGCTAAAGCCGGTTATCAAAACCGTGCCACCGTTGATGCGCACATGACTGGTTACGTCAGTAGCCCTCCACCCCGCCGTCGACAGCGTAAGCGAACAAGCGACGCCCACGGGAGAAGCAGCGGACGGAGTGCAGGATGCGCCGGGAGTGTCTTTCAGGCGAGTTAAATTGACGGCAAAGGAAGCGGCACTGAAAGCAGACTCCACGGTTGCCGTGACAACGGTAGTGGAGGTATACGCCGTAATGGTTGCCACGCCGGGGCCATTCTCTTCGACGATCAAACGCCCTACGTCGGCATTGAGGAAAAATGACGCGCCTGCGGTGAAAGTCCGGCTCCCTGTTGCCCCGTCGGGAGCGATCACCATGGTCTGTGGAATCAGGACGCCTACTTCCTCATACGGCTCCACGGAAAATTTTATATTTCCAATAGCCCAGAGAGTGTCTTGAAAACGACGCAGATTCTGCGGATACCCTTCGCCCACGATTGCCAAGGTATCGGATAACTGTGACCAATCCAACTTGCTCAGGTTGGCGCTGGTAAAGGGGGTTGTGATTTCATAAGGGGATCCTATTCTCGCGCCATTGGTATAGAAGCGTGCATATTGATTTCCCAACTCAATGACCGTGCCTTCCTGTCCGGCCCCTGAGAATGGTACCAAGATAGCCGCGCCGGAGGATTTGGTTTCGGAGACATAACGTGTCCCCATGCGGCGTGCTACTCCACCATGAGGACGGACCGTGACATTCAGCAGGCGTTTAGCTCCTGAGGCATACAGGTCGTTATCCGACCAGCCTAGAAGTCGTGGCGTTAATTCACCTGATCGGAAATTGCTGTAGTAATGAATGAAGCGCGGCATCTATCGCCGCCATTCATTGAAGGAACCAAAGCGGGCCTGCACCAGTGGAAAGTCTCCAAAGGTGGATGGGGTTTTTTCCATGCCGTTGACGGCACGAGTCTTTTTCATGTGCAACTCCAGTTCCTGCATGAGTGAATCACGCAACGCCGTGGACTGAGTTCGGGCATACGCCATGCGTGCCGCCATCGCCAATTCCATTGCGGTAATCAACATTGAGTCCCATGTAGACTCAACCTCGTTGCGAAAAATATATGTCAGACGACAGACTGTATCGTTGACGAGGACTTTCCCAGACTCAATTGAGAATGGAATCTCATAGCCCGCCTCACCCACCGAAATGGCTCGCAGGAAGTCACCAGGCAACAGAAACTGACTGGTGTAATCGAAAGCAGGAACCTCGACTTCAGGGGACAAAATGACGCGGGCCAAAGCACAGTTCCATGGATGCGATCTAAGGATGTCATTGCGCAGGCTTGGGTACAGATTCGCCCCAACGCCCGTGGTGTCTTCGCTCATGTCTGAAATAGCACTATCGCCAATCATCAGTCGGGCGTTGGAAACAATGGTTACTTGCGAGGCCACGCTATCTCCTTACAGACAAAACGCCGGGGGATTGCTCCCACCGGCGTTAGTATGCCTACATTTGATTGAAACAACTAGTTACCGCTGCAATACCTGCAAACCAGAGAGACAGTTCCTGCCGCTGTAGCAGCGGCGGTCAGGGTCAGGGCAACGTCATACTGTTTCTGTGGATCGGCGGAGAGTCCAAGCACCTGCCACAACTCCAGTTCCACGTCCTCCACTCCTAAAACACCGGACTCATGGATGACGCTTGTTCCCGGAAGCGCCGTGGCGATACTTTGCGCCGAGGCGAAGAAGTCAGCATCGACCACAGCCGAACCATTGGCTAAGGTGTCGTACAGACCGATGTCTCCAGCGCCAGACGTGATGGCATCACATTTCAAAACCACGTCCGTCATAACGGCATTGGATGGCACCCGGCAGAAACGAACGATGGAAGCGATGGACGCGGTTGCCGTGAGTTCGGCGGTACCCAGAGCCGAGTAAGACCGGCCCCCGCCGATTTTGGTTGAGGTCAATACCGGCGGGGTTGCGTCGGCATTGGTGATTGCAGTAGCTTTTACGAGTTCAACAGCCATGGTTAGGTCTCCTTATGACTCAATCGAGATGATTTCGACAACCTTCTCTTCCTCGACCCGAACCGCACCGAGAGACATACGCGCATAATACCGCGTATTGAAGCGTTTGCCGGGGTCTTCACCCACCTTACTTACGATTTCCGCGCCAATACCCAAGGTTACGCCGGATTTGGCCCATGCGTAGTTGTAACGGCTGGTGCTGACCTTGGCTCCGCGCTGCGTCGGCACCATGCGAAAACCGAAGAGCATGGCATCCTTGATGGCGCCTGCCTGCATGGAAAGGACGGTGTTGACTTCGGTGTTGGACAGAGTGGTGTCGGACAGAAGATCGGACAGACCCGAGGCGGCGTAGGTGCAGTAAAGCTCTTCACCATTTTCCTCATCCGCTTCGTTGGTGCGGAACAGGACGCGAGCCTGAATCAATTTGGTTTTCGTCAGACCCGTGCCGCCAGCGGCAATTTTCTGTTTGTCCGTCAGAACGACATTCCCCGAGGTCGCGCGGGAATTTCCGCCCAGAGCCGAAAGAATCACAGAGTCCTTGGCACGGTTCAAGGAACTGACCATGGCCTTGATGTAGTCCGAGGACGGATCAATCAACATCCTGATCTTGTCCGGGTTGTCCAGCATGTCGCCATCATCCCAATCGGTCATATCACCGAAGCGGGTTGAGTGCGGCTGGTCATTGATGGGGGTATCACCATGACGAGTCAGCACTTGCTGTGCGGTCCTCATGCCAAGGCGGTTGATGGTGAAACTCGACCCTACCACGCCTGATTCGATTCGCACGCAACCCTCCATACGGGAGGTCATTTGCTGCGCGACATGGCGGAAAGTATCGTCGAATTGCTGGACGAATGCTTCAGTTACAATAGTGGACATAAACGTCTCCTGACAGTTTTACGAGCCTGTCAGGTGGACCGTTTCTTCCCGGTATCCGGTGGTCCTTGCGGGCCGGGCCGGGGATGATGGGCCTGATAAGCCACTTCATTGGCTCATGGAAGTGGCTGGCATGATTACGGCGGTGATCCCTATGCCATCAGGGCCGCATACAAAGAATATACGCTACGTTTAAAATATCAAGCGGATTTTTTCGGAAACTTTTTCGCGTACAGTTCGGTCATTTTCGCCAGCGCTACTTTATGCTCAGGATGGTTGGATTTGTTGTAGCCTTCCGAGGCGCGAAGCGCGGCGATCTGTTCTTCAATGTCGATATGTGAGGAAGCGGAATTTGGCGAAGAATCCTCCTTGATTTCCGGTCCGAGCGCGGCCATGAGGCGGATGAAGACGGGACTATTCCCCAGAACTTTATCCACGTCCTCGAAAGACATGCCGATTTTCTTGGCAACATACATGGAAGCGCGTTGGGCGTTTTGAGTATTCTCCTTGAAAACTCCGTCTTCCTTCCACGTCTTCCTGAGTTCGGCCACGGCCTCGGAAGTCTTCAGTTCGGCCATGCCATCGGCCATGTCTTCGGCATTGGACAGAATATGGCCTAGCCCCACGTCGATCTGTTTCTGGGTGTAACCAGAAGCATGGGCGGCTTTCAGAAATTCCTGAAACTTTGGGTCTTCGGCAAACTTGTATTCCTTCCATTTCTCCGGAGCGTTGATCTTGTACTCGGATGGGTCTTTAGGAGGTATCTCATTGGCTCCCACTCTTTTTTCAAGCAAAGACCTGTGCTCTTCCAGCTTTCTGGCGGAGGCCGTCATGTCGAATTTTCCATCTGCTCCGTTGACCCGAAACTTCTCCGGCACGAAATCAAAGGGATTTCCAACAAGGGCGCTTCCTTCAGCAGGAACTACAGGAATTACCGGGACTACAGGTGTTGGTTCATCCGCCATACTTTGCTTTCTCCAATCGTGTCATTATGTATTCAAGGACGTTCTTCTCACCACTGCGGAAGCAGGTGGCCCGATCTCCTTCAGGTCCGCCGGGAACGTAAGTTGCTTGTCCGAACTTTTGAAGTAACTCTTGCAGGATCAAAACTCCATCCGGATTGTCTTCAAAAATTCGCGCATAGGTGGCATGGGTGGCTATCTCCATTACTGCATCATTCCCGGTTTTGGCTTCCCTGAACCCTTCGCCATTTCCATCGCGGCGGCGTCCTGCTGCTGGCGGGCAACCGCTTCGGCGCGTGCCTTGCGGATTACCGCTACTTCGTCTTCGGTTCTCAGGGTCGTGGCCGGGACTCCCAAGGCGTCGGCGACCCACCGATGCTGTTTGTCAGGGTCTACCACGTCGATGGCTTGAGGATAAAGCTGTGAGGTCTGGATAAGATTCTGGTTGAACCTCTCAATCGCTGCAACTTCCTCCATGCGAGCCGCACGAGCAAGAGGTGAGATATACCGAATCCCTATCTTCCGGCCACGCAGGCCCGGAGGAGGACGAGTCAACATTCCATTTCGTAATCCAATTCCAAAGGCCCGTTCAATAATCATCTGCAAATACTCTGACTGCGTTCGTCCATAGACCGGACCCAATACCTGTCTGACCATGCCCAACCGAACCGATACTTCGGCGGCGGTCAAAGGCTGACCAGACTCTGGCAGGATGTCGCGGGCCATCAGGATACGGCGAATCGACTGCTGAAGCTGTTCAGCTTTGGTAAAGGCAAAATTCAAATCAGCGCCTGTTTTCAGCGCCCTCATCGAATCCACACTATTGGCAACGATGACCTTTCTCGGGCCTATATTTACCGCCCGAGGGTTCAGCACGCCGTCGTCCGTGGCGATCCACATCCCCGCCACGGCTATATCAGCCCCGGCCATTTCTAAGAACCGTAGCTCATTCAGGGTCTTGGCGTCCGGTAAAGCGGAGAACATCTGTCCAATGCCGTAAGGGCCGTTCTCCAATAACATCCAACGCGGTAAAATTACAGGCTGTTCGTGGTATCCGGAAGTTTTCAAAATCGTCTTGGTGTCCATTTCCAGTGTAACGGACTGGAACGGCAGGTTTTTCGAGAACATCGAATCCGGAGAACCGTTCTTGTTCGGCTGAATCTGGCGCAGGAGTGTGACTTTCGAGTGAGGATTCTTCTCTGCGGCTTTCTTCACCCGTTCCGAAGCGTCCTTGAACTCCGTGGCGACCTGACCGGCGGAACAGGGGTATTTGCGGTAGACAATATCTATTTTCCCTCCTGGTTTGGAAGTAGCGCACCATAGCTGACCAATCGGCCAGTTCTCAAAATTAAACCCACCCGTGTCCGGGTTTTCGTCCATGTACAAGCCGAACCACCCGGCAATGATAAAGTCCAAGATGGCATCGAAGTTGGCCGCATCGAAATTCGAGGCGTGGATTTCACGCCACAGGTCTCTGGCGCTGGACTGAAGCCAAGCAGACTCTCTTGAGTTCTCCCTGATAAGTGCAGCGTCCAGTTCAAACCACAGGGAATTGGCCGGGGTGACTCCGTTGACAATGGATGAGCAAAGGGTCTGCACGGCTTCCGTAGCCGTTGCATCGAGTAATCTGGCCTGTTTATTCTGGGCCAGACTGGATGTCATTACCTGTCCTTCAAGTCCGTCCCCCCTAAGCGGGTGGCTGAAGTCGAAACACTCCCGCCAGATATGTTCGTGAGGCTGTTTCCCGGCCGCCAATGCTTGAAAGTCACGGATGATGTCTTGCGCGTTCACGGGCCACCCGATTGGTCAAGAAGGCTACCTGTAGGTTCATCGAGGAACAGTCCAAACCCAAGGGCTGATTGTCTTTTTCTCCGCCTCAGATACATTGAAGCCGATAACGCCGTGGCGGTAGTGGCGGCACGCTCATTGGCGGCATTGATGTCAGCGGCTTTTTGAATGTCTTGCCCACGGGTCTCTATGTCTTCGTTCCTTCGGTTTGCATAGTACAGTTCCGAGGCTCCCCCTGTAGCAGATGCGGCTGCAAACCGAACAATTTTGTTTATCAGACTCATTACTGCAAATCCCATCCGTCAGGAGTCAGAATCCAACGCTTCTGTTTGCGTGTCTCTTGGGCCTGAAAGGCCGTTGTTCCACGTGGAACGTCTGGTTTGCTTGTTTCGTCGACAGGGACTGGATTCTCGACCAGAGGCTTGTTCGGGGGTCTACCACGTCGTTTCATTTCTTCCATAGGGTAAGTGTAATTCCTGTTGTGGTGGAGTCAATCATTTCTTTGTAATACACGAGCAGTATCACCGTAATTTTTTCCGGTACTGCTTTATGTACGCGGCCCACTTCACTTTGTTCTTTTTCCGCCATTTGGCGCACCTTTTGGTATTCCCGGCTGTTTTTGGGTTCATGGCTGAATGTAATACACGAGGAGTAGCTGGGATTTTTCTTGGGGTATGGGCCAACATCGAGGCCGCGCGAAAACCCTGGGGTGGGGGTCGCGTTCTGCGGGATGTTCTGAGTGTGGGTTTAGCCAACAGTTTGGCACGCGTGGAACATATGCGTGGAACAATTATACATAATAGCGATTATACGAAGTCACACGTTGCGTTAACCTATTGTTCTACCATAGGTTTGCGCCCACCGCTCCACGTCGTCTCGTCGGTAGCCAAATGACCGGCTGCGAGACTTTAGGAGGATCGGGGGGGGGAAGTCTCCGCAACTAACCAGGCGGATGACGGTGGCTTTACTACAACCAAGGCGTGCTGCCACTTCTTGCAGTTTCCAAACTAACGCGTCTGGATGGCTATATTTGTGCGGCCGCTTAGACATTCCTGATCACTCTATAACTCTTCTGTAGGATAGGTAGAGTATAGCTATATCTCAAACAAACTGGAATGTGACGGCGCTTTGCGTCACTTTGTGACAATTTACGGCAGTCATCAAGAAGCATGCCAAGATAATACCTTTTGTTTTCAACGATCTTTACCGTTTATCCTTTTGGCACGCATACTGCATTGTATTGGGCATGCGTGACCTTTTAGAGATTCTGGAATTGTTCCTTCGCCGATTGGCGGATAAGTTACGCAGGTTATACCGTAGTTAATCAATAGGAGATTAAGACGATGCCATATTCTCATCAAGTGAATTTCGATAAAGTTTTCGTTTCTGGCGTCCTAAAAGGACATCGCTATCACGATCATCTTAGATTCGTTTCTTTGTCCGATGCAATATTTTTTGCTAAACGCGACGGGCTGATTGTATCCCCATGTTGTGGCACGGACTCCTATCGCCAAGAGGATAGTCAGATTATCGACCTTAAAGACTTTGCCTAGTTCCGGCCGCTTGACCCTGCCTATGCGGGGTTAATCGGGCGGAAACTACGCCATAACCTACATTGGAGAATGTAATCATGATGACTCAAACTTTATGGAACACGCTAACGCCTTTTGAGCGTGACAAACAAAGAGACAATTCTGACCTTTCGCGACAACTTGTCGGCCTCGAAGGCTGGCGCGTTGAAGTGGTGACAACTTACGGTGAAACGCGCCGCTTTATCGTCGGCAAGTCTACTGGCTGGAAGCCGTGTCACCTTGAGGTTAAAACTCGCCGTTCTCTTGGAGGCGAAGCCTCGGAAAAGGAATACTTGGTAGTTGCCAAGTTATACAAAGCCAAATAGTCCCGACCTTATGCCAGTACTTGCTTTAGCTGGCTATAGGGGCGCACGCTAGGCCAAACTAACCGGAGGGTTTACGATGAACACACAAGTTAAAATTGTACTTGATACACCAGAATCAGCACTATCCGCTTTTCTTGGCGTTGACCTGGAAGAAGTAACCGAGTCTGGCGAGCAATACGGGGCGTCCACGTTTGAATTCGGGCGCAAAGAGTATATTGTCGCCACTGACGCCGAGGCGGACGCTGCCGTTAAGGAAAACATCCGTGAATTAGTCTGGGCCTTTAACCCTTCCTTCCTTTCGTCAATGACAGGCGTACCGGAAGAGGCGTTTTCTTCTTTAGACGATCAATGCGAATCAGCGAATGACTGGGTATTACGCCTGATAGAAAAGACTTGCGGCCTTGATGCCTTCGTGGAAGCCGCTGTTTCAGCAGATGGTCGCGGGCACTTCCTTTCCGGTTATGACGGCAACGAAAACGAATCGGGCAAATTCTACATATACCGGACCAGCTAGAATCATCCCGCAGCCTACGCGGTAACTCCACCTTGTGCCGGCCAGGGAGTAGGCAGCCGGCCTACCCTATAAAGCGTATATAGGCAGGTTAGTCAGCATCCTGTGAACTGCTGGCACTATCAGGAGTGATATTCGATGAAAATGCCCATCCAAAAGATCGAAAGCGCCGTTCAAAAAAAAGATGTAAGGAACTATCTTCAAGAAGCTTATCAAGAAGCTTATTTTGATAAGGACAAAGGTCGCCTTGTGGCTACCGATGACCATATATGCGCCATTGTGCCTGTCACTGACTATAACGAAGACTCAGCCGGATATATCAGCCCGGACGCGATGAAACACGCCAGGAAGATCAAAACTGATACCATCGCGGTCAATGGGTCAATAAACTTTCCTAATGGTACTTCCATGTCACGATCAGAACTTGGGAAGTTTCCCGATTATGAAAAGGTAGTTCCGAAAAAGCCTAAAGGTGAACCGACAATCTGCATTGATGCCGCGCTTTTGTTAAAACTGGCGCAAGCCATAAATATACCGAGCGCCGATTCTGGCACGTCCCTAAAATTGTGGATTACTGGCAGTAAAGACGTGATCTACGTTGAAGGCAATTCAGACGCATACGGGGCGATCATGCCACGGCGCTTTTAATATATTGCTCTCCTTAAACGTATAGATGGGTTAAAACATGAACATATACATTGAAAACGGCTTTGATTCTCGCCGCCATTATCTCGCCTGTCTGGCGGACGACTATGGCGTACCGCTTGTTACCGTCCGCACACTGGCCGATATGCTAGGGCCGAATGAAGATTCGGATGGCCTTGTAACCAGCGTTCAAGATGTCAGTGAGGAAGAAACCAATGACTGATACAAGCCATCTTCGAGCGTGCAGAAATGCGCTGGATAACCACAAAGAAACATGCGATGTGTGCGAAGAAATGCACCTTTGCCCTATTGGGCTGGCCGCGCTGGATGAGTTGTGCGCGGCAATAACCGCCAACCCGTCATGTGAAAATCTGGAGGCCAAGTCATGCGAGACGACCTAGACGACACCAAACAGTTTCTCATTGGCCTTGCCGTGTCCGTTCCCGTGGGTTTAATCGTCTACGGCATGATATGGCTGGCGCTCAATCTATGAGGGCAAAAATGCTAATCTTCGTCAAGGCGGTTTGCGAATGGACGAAAATCATTTTCGTGCTGATTATCACGGTTCTGATTGCCAATTTTTGCAGCCCAGACCGCTAGAATTGCAGACAAGCGCCTACGCCTGTTACTAAATATATGCCTATATTTAAGTAGTTTCAAGGGCTTTCTGTGGTAAAAAGTTGAAGCAAAATCCCCTCATAATTATCAATCGTTGCAGCCTGAATCTGGCCGTAGCGACCACGCCAACTATGCGCCCACGCCGAAGCACTAACCCCAAGCCTTCCGGCTCTGTCTCCCTCCCTCAAGACCAAATTCCCTGCCCCGTGACAGCCCAAGCATACCAACACGCGCTTCCCAACCTCACGCTGACCAACGCCCAAGCATGTTTGGCAGATAGTCGATTCTGTGGCTTCCTGTGCGGCTAGGAGACAGAGGGATTTTAGCCAAACTCGACAAGGGTTTTTCCATTTCCTGATTCCGGGGATTTCGTTCAAAATGTCTATTTCCATTCCAGAAATCAGATTTGGCATGAATTGTGACTGACCTGAATATTTAATTCTGGCGTAGAGGGCGGCGGGTGTGTGAATAGTGCTCAATAAATAAGCAATATCGAAAGGAGTTTTACAGTCAAAACCGGCCTTTGTGTGAGCGAAGGCTTGGGCTTTCGGAGAGAGAATTAGTCTTCGCACCTGTCACAAAATCCGCCGATCCCGGCGAAGGGCCAGCCTGTCCACCGGAATAGGAGTACCGATGCGGGTACGCTGGCACGCACGGGGTTAAGGTGCGCCCCTCCCTTGGCTTATGAACCCAGGCCAGAAGGGATCGGGCCGGGGAAAGTGAGCTATCCGCGCATAGCCGAGCCAAGGGAGGCGGTGCGCTGTCAATAGTTTATGCGGCTTCCGCAAACTCCTCAAGCGGTTCGTCAAGATACACTGCCACCACCGGCACCCCGTCCTCGCAGTCAAACGCATAAGTGTCAATACTTTAGACCCCCTGAAAAAAGCTCTTGACACTATGGCTCCTAGCGTGCTCTACTTCGCCTGCGGTATCAACCAATCCAAACAGGAGACCACAATGAGCTTGAGCAAGAAGGATTACGTGAAGCTGGCCGGTGTCATCCAGTCCGGCCTTTCCTACGCGGCCAACGGTGCCGGCAACTTCGACAAGCGTTACAAGGCAGAGGCGGTTCGGTTTGTCGCCTCGGAACTGATCCGTGTCTTGGCTGCGGACAACCCCCAATTCAATGCACAGAAGTTCCGTGAGGCTTGCGGCTTGACTGTCCTCCCGGAGGTCTTCGCCTCCTGCTCCCCGGAGGTAGCTGGTTTCCTCGACCCGAACGGTTTCCTCCAGAAGGCGGGGCTGTTGAAGGTGGTGTCATGAAGGACAGAATCGAAAGTTTCGTCGCCGCAGCACAGGCCAAGATCGCTCGCGGCAACATCAACGCGGAGGACTTTGGGGCATCGGCGGTTGGGCCTTATGGGGCGAATTACTTGAGGTGACAAAACTGGCGAGCTACCGTTCGTCAGGCCATCTACTCCCTTAAAACAAGCAAGTAGCATTTTGTAAGTCATTGATGTCTGGTAGTCAAGGCTCATGGCGTGATCCGGGTATGATATAATGAGCCTGTAGTCAACGAAATAGGAGCAAACGATGAACGCCAATATCAAAGCAGTCCGGTACTACGATGATGGCTACCGCCTCGGTATCCTGATTCGGGATGATGAACGCAAGACCGAGATCGTGCCGGTAGAAGCCGGGGTCGAGATCAGGGTTCTGAGGTTCAGGACCGACGAGGACGTGGTGACAGAATACTACGAGGCCGATGTGCTCAAGAGCCTCAAGACCAAGATCATCAGCCTCGGGAACAAGTACGGCATCACCGAAGAGGCTAGGAGGGCAATCGGATGAAATATACCAAGACCGATGGTGGCCGTGGTACAGACTTCGCCGGGGAGCGACTGGACTGCACCGTCAGGCTCCCGGATGACGGTCGTTTTGCCCTTGGCACCAAGGAACGCCGGGATCAGGAGAAGTATTTTGGGGAGGGTGAGGAGCCGGAAGAAGATGATCTGGTGTTTCTCAGACCGCAGGCGGATTAACTAACTCAACAGGAGAATATCATGAGCAACAAGAAGGGCGATGCAGATTTTGAATATAAAGGCGTGCCAATCATGCTTACCAGTGACGGCAAGTTTTCCGCCGTCATTACTGGCGAGACTGTGGTGAAGCCAACACTGGCGCAGATACAGAGAGCAATCAAGGCCAAGCCGGTGTTCGAGAAGTTTACGGCGTTGAGACTCAACTACGGAGACCTTTTTGAAAAGGTAACGGTAGTTGGAAGGATACAGAGAAAGCCTCGCTATGGGTATGAGCCAAGATATATCGTGACCAATATGACAGGAAGTCGCTCGGAAGAAACTATGAACGCTATCTTCCCTGACACAGTGGAGAATCTGGAGATTGCTGCACTAATTGTGGAAGCGAAAGCCGAGTACAACAGAAAAGAATCTCTCCTGATAGATGAGTTCAACAATCAGAGAAATTCGCTTCTCTCCTCACTCAAGAAATTTCAGAAACTGGAAGCAACATGAGAGCCAACATCGTCACAGAGTTCTTCTCTTCCATGAAGGATCGCGGCCTGTCGCAGGCCGACGCGATCCGCCTTATCAACAAGAACTGCAACCGGCACTACAACTCCTCGCGGGTGTGTGAGTTGATGCGAGGGAAACGTGCGGTGCCGAATGACGTGCTGCGGTATCTGGTGCGCCAGACGCTGGCGGATATTCTGAGTGAGTTCGACCTGCGAGTGGTGGATGCGGTGGGGAATCTCCACAGCCTGTCTCAACGACAAGTCACCGGGCTGATGGAGAAGCTGACACCGGGAGGGAAGTAATGCCTTCCTCCGCCATGCTCCCGCACAGGTGCTCGAAGTGTGAGGCTCGTTACACATGGCGCCTGAGGTGGGATCGGTATTACAAGCGGAAGCGGTGCCTGTGTGGCAGCTACCAGTTCCGGGTAGACAAATGGATGCTCTGGCGACGGCGGAACGTGAAGCCCTGTTGTTGCTCTGGATACCATTTTCCTCACAGGGCCGGAAGTAAGTGGTGCCAGTCATACACGGGGAAGCTGACCAAGCGTGACCTGAAACAGAGAAACATGATGTGACTGTGGCCGGGTCTCCCCGGCCACTTTTACTTCAACACTTCTTTCCGCCCTTACCGGGCCTCTTTTTACCTTTAGCCAACTGAATCACCTCCCTTTTCTGGATAGAACAACATCAACAGCACAGCCGGTATCCAGACTGTCATCTGTCCAAGGATGTAAGCCGGGATCGGATGCCAGCCGAAGCGGTAGATGTATTCGTGGCCGAGGAAAATTCCTGCGGCTACCAGTATCCATGAAATTCCAACGGCGACTACGATCATGTGTCCTCCTATGCCTGATGCCAATCCGTGCGCTGGACCCGGCGCACTCGGTTAACCCATTCAACAACTTGTTCTTCATTCTCGAAAACATGGACAGGGGCGTTGTGCCGCTTCTGAAACTTGATCTGTGAGTCTCGGAGTTTCCAATCAGGGCCGCATTTTATTTCGATCAGGTGCCACTGGCCGCAGAGAGAAACACAAATATCGGGGCAACCACAGCCAACCTGAGAAAGGTTCTGGACGGCGACGCCCATACGCATGAGGACTTCGACGAGGTGTTCTTGGTTTCCGTCTTTTCTGTGTCTCAAATGATTCCGGCCTTCGTCAGCAAGTAGAGGCTTTCAAGATGCCCCTCATACGCACAGAGCATCACAAATTCATGGTCAAGAACATACCCATCATTATTCTTTAATCGTCTGCCGTCAATAGCATTTGCACATTCAAAGCATGTCACTAACCCACAAATATCTGGAGCTTTCTGCCCACGTCCAGAACCCCATCTGACAGAGTTGAGGTGCGACCAAACGGAAGTCTCTGGATCGCCACAACACACGTTTGGGATTCTGGCGGTACAGGCTTTGCCTCTGGCAAACCTAGTTATGGCTGTCATCCGACCTCTCCGCTGTATTGATCCTCACGCCTTGCTCTGTGGCAATGATAGTGGCATGGGTTATGTGGTCGCTGAACTCCTTGGCGAGCATGCCGCTGGTGCGCCGGTTCGGGACTTCCACTTTCCTGCCCCTGAATGTGCGCTGGCTTGTCCCGTATATCTGGCCCAGCAGGACTTCGTGCATCTGCTCCGGGGTATAGCCGCAATGTTCGGCCAGAGGCGTGACGATTTGAGACCAGTAGTAGGCGTTCGCCTCAAGGCTCCGGTTCTTTTTGTACTCCCGAAAGATAACCTCGACAGGATGCTTCGGGTCGACTGGAAGGTCGAAGCCAGCCGTCAGCATCCGGTCCCGGATAGCCTCGTCTCGCAGGATGAAGCTACGCTTTTCCAACGACGATCTCCTCTCCGATCCTGACGCGGGACAGGAAGGACTCGCAGCCCTTGGGATAGTACGTCTCGCGCATGACCTGTTTCTGTGGGCCAAGGATGACCGCCGTGTAGGGTTTGTTCAGATCGGCCTGAAACTGTAGCACCCATGCCGGGATCGTGGCCTGTATACGTGCCCACTTCTCTTGCCTGATTTTGGCGAGGGCGGCGCGTTCGCTCCGGGTTAAAAGCTCATCGCTCATTTCTGCTTCCTGAATGACTCCAACAATACGTCGAGGACGTTCTTGCTCACGGCTATGTATGTTCTCGTATCGTACTCGCCAACAAAGTCGTCCGGGTGATCGTGGTAGAATTTATCGCGGTTGTCAAAAACGCCATCCCGCGTCCGCACAAACCCGTCCTGAGTCTTGCCAGCCAGAGAGTCGTGGCCCAGCGGCCTCCTGTGCTTACCCTCCATCGGTAAACCCCCGCTTGGCTGAAGCTGGCCCACAGGCCAAGCTGTGGTTCGGGTTGGCGATCTGGAAGGCCGCTACCTGTATCGAGGTGGAGGCGTAGACATTCACCAGCCTGCCAGTGATTTCGCACAGGTACTGCCTTTCCACCGGGAACTGACTGCGCTCATCGGGGATGTAACCGTGGCGGTTCATGCGCTGGTTTTTCTTGAGCTTGTATTTTGGCTTCATGCACTTCTCCTTTTGGCGAATGCGATGTTGCGGGAACGAACGAAATTGATAACCTCGACTGTTGGCTTCCGGTAGGGAGCGCCTTTGATCGAGGGGTGGTTGGGCCACACGCCAAA